GGACATTGAGATTTCATACGAAGAAGCCAACTTTATCAAAGAAACATACATCCGAGACTACAGTCTCAGAGAGATGTCTCTGATACCCAACAAGAATTCATCAGTAGATACCGATATGGCCCCTGGGGAAATCAAATTTGAAAGTGTGGATCAGATTGTAACAGATCAGATCACCAACATTGAATCAGAATTCTACGACAACAAACTACTACTAAAGATCTATCAGAATCTATGATTTATTGCATATGGTATCCTAGTGGAGGATTTGGACATTTTGTGAATGCAATAATAAGTTTATATGGTAAGAATTTTGCCAAAGCGGACCACGGTGAGTTGATCTTTAGTGCCACTGGTAATAGTCATCAATATGCCCTTGCTGCACCCAAATATCTTCATGATCCAGACGATTATGATTTTGACTTTGATCAAAACAAAAATTACACAGTATTGATAGACAACGGTATAAACAACCAAACAGATCGGTTCAAAAGTTTTTTCCCCGAAGCCACAACAATAAAAATTTGCTATTCGGATCATTCCTGGCCGATTGTAGCAAAGACCATGATTGAAAAAGCAATGGCAGTGAGTTTAGAATCTCAAGTGGATCTTGATTCCACACGATGGACCGATCGCGATCCGTGGGTATATAGAGAGAAATATTTTTTGTTTCTTAGAGATCATGCCCTGAGACTTGCATGGAAGCCCAATGGCACCGATATACATTTACACGTGGATGATCTCTTGGATTATTGTCAATTTCGTTCTAAAATTCAAACACTGATTGAAATTGATTCGTTTGAAAACGATTGGTATGCATGGCATGTTGCTAACAAAAAATACATAGACCCGATTTTGGTTGCAGATGGCGTTATAAAATCAATCCAAACTCAACGATCACTGCCATTGGATACTATAACTGATGTGTGGACTCAGGCCGTGATTTATTACTATATCTGGTTACAATACAATTTCGAAGTTCCTCATAATGATTATTCAGAGTGGTTTACAAATACCACGGATATTGTTAAAATGTTAAAGCACCATAAAATCATCACATGATCCACCTACGAGACCTCACAGTAAAAAACTTCATGAGCGTGGGCAATACCACGCAGGGTATTGACTTTGACCGAAGTGACCTCACCCTGGTGCTGGGCGAAAATCTAGATATGGGTGGTGATGGTTCTCGCAATGGCACAGGCAAGACCACAATCATCAATGCACTCAGCTATGCCCTGTATGGGCAGGCACTGAGCAACATCCGCAAAGACAATCTTGTGAACAAGACCAATGCCAAACACATGCTGATCAGCTTGGACTTTAGTATGGGCGGGCAGAACTATAGAATCGAACGTGGACGCAAACCCAACGTGCTCCGGTTCTATGTGAATGATGAACATCAGGCAGCACAGGACGAAGCACAAGGGGATTCAAGAGAAACACAAGAAGCCATCGAGCGTGTGCTGGGCATGAGCCATGACATGTTTCAACACATTGTTGCCTTGAACACATATACACCACCGTTCCTAAGTCTCAAGGCCAACGAACAACGAACCATAATTGAACAACTGCTGGGTATCACACTGCTGAGTGAACGTGCCGATCGTATCAAAGAACTCAACAGACAAACCAAGGATTCCATCCAGGCAGAGGAACTGCGAATTCGTGCTGTGCAAGAAGCCAACCGACGCATTGAAGAACAGATTGCCAGTTTAGAGAAACGCCGAACACTGTGGCTACGCAAACAAACTGAAGATGTGGGGAATCTAGCACAGGGTATTGCCGATCTTGAACATATCAACATCGCAGCAGAGGTCCAAGCACACAGAGACCTTGACACATATAATGCAGGTAAGAAAGCTATAGACGAGGCCACACGCTGGATCCGGCAGATCGATGCTGATGATGCAAAACTATTGAAACAAAAGACTCAGATTCAAAAGGATCTCACGCAGATTGCCAGTCACAAGTGTTTTGCCTGCGGCACAGAAATACACGACAACAGTCTTGATACTGTAAAAGCACAGCGTGAGAAAACTTTGCAAGAAATCTCTTTGCAACTGCTGACCAATTCGTCACAACGCATGGAACACGAAGATCAATTGTTAGAACTTGGTAAGCTAGGCTCAGCACCTGCTGTGTTCTACGACAGTTTGGAACAGGCACTGAATCACAAAAACACTGTGGATACCTTGATGAAGGATCTTGCAGCAAGATCAGCAGAGACTGATCCCTACAGCGAACAGATTGCAGACATGAACGAGCAGGCGTTACAGGCAGTTTCGTATGACACGCTAAACGAACTCACTAGAGTGCAGGAACATCAAGAGTTCTTGCTCAAACTGCTGACCAGCAAAGACTCTTTTGTGCGTAAGAAGATCATTGATCAGAACTTGAGTTATCTCAACAGCCGACTCACACACTATCTTGATCGTATTGGATTGCCACACACAGTGAAGTTCCAGAACGATCTCACAGTGAGCATTGAAGAACTGGGTCGTGAACTAGATTTTGACAATCTAAGTCGTGGTGAACGAAATCGATTGATACTCAGCATGAGTTGGGCTTTCCGCGATGTGTGGGAAAGTCTGTATCAACCTATCAACATCTTGTTCATTGACGAGATGATCGATTCTGGGTTGGACACACAAGGTGTGGAGAATGCACTAGCATTGCTGAAGAAGATGAGCAGAGAGCGACACAAATCAATCTGGCTTGTGAGTCACAGAGATGAACTCACCAGCAGAGTAGAGAACATTCTCCGAGTTGTAAAAGAAAATGGCTTTACTAGCTACAGCACAGATATTGAACTAGCATGACATTAGCAACTTGGCATTTTCACATCGAGATATCTAGTAAATGTACACTGGCATGTCCTCGATGCGCTCGTCAAGAAATACCTAATGGGTTGGTCAATACCGAACTAGATATAGAATTTTTTAAAAGAAATTTCACTCCAGAGTTTGTACATGATAATGTACAAAAGATTACTTTCTGTGGAGATGATGGTGATCCTATCTATGCCCATGACTTGATACCGATCATACAGTATCTAAAAAGCATCAAGCCTATAGAGATCGTAATTGTGACCAATGGCAGTCACAAAAAAGTCTTGTGGTGGTCACAACTAGGAAAAACATTAGACAAAAACGACAGTGTACATTTTAGTATTGACGGATATGACACTGCCAGCAATAATCAGTACCGGATAAATAGTGATTATGATAGTATCATTGCAGGTTTGCAAACTCTTCGAGTTTCAAGTGCTTGTCAAATTGTTTGGGCTGCTATCGCATTCAAGTTCAATGAACATCATCTAGAAAACATGCAGCAGACAGCAAAGAAGCTAGGAGTTGATCGATTACAACTCACTCGCAGTACCAAATTTGGTAGCATATATCCTTCTTACGGATTGGATGATCCGTTACAACCTAGCGATCGTTTTGTAAGTAGCACACACAGATTTGAACGAGTGATCACCAATCTCACTGGAAAAACAGAAACACCAGTCAGCTTGACCAACATCAGATTATTTCAAGAAATCCAATCAATCAACGGCATCACACCCTTGTGCAAAATAGGCAACAAAGGGCTGTACATAGATGCCCGCGGCAGACTATTCCCCTGCTGCTGGGTGGCCAATAGATATTCTCACAATCAAGAATGGCAACAACAGGCAGAAAAATTCAATCTACACAATCACACATTAGAACACGTATTGTCAGACACCTTTTGGACAACAGAACTAGAGACTTATCGCTGGCAGGAATGCCGCACCAAGTGTGCTAGTTCTGTAGTGGATGAAAAATACGCAACTTCATGGTAAAGGCATAACTATGTGACTCAAGTAATAAAACTGCAACATGACATGGCTATATCAAAACACCCCAGTGGAGACATTGCCCGACTCATGTGTAGGATTCGTTTACTTGATCACAAATAATCTCACTGGACGCAAATACATAGGCAAAAAACTGGCAAAGTTCTCAAAAACCACTTACAGAACAGTCAAACAAAAAAACGGCATCAAAAAGAAAAAACGCATA